AGGTGGTTTAAAATTTGTAAGTGAAATACCATCAAGTGCAAATCCTCAAAATGGTATTAGGTTATTTTCCTTTGAGTTTAATGTTGATGATAGCTATATATTTGCTGTCCTTAATCAACGTATATACATATTTAGAAATCAAGCGTTAGTAACAAATATAAATGGAACCGGTAATGATTATTTAGCTGTAACACAAATTACTTCAGCTATGTTACCAAAATTAAAATTTACTCAAAGTGCAGATACAGCAATATTTGTCCAGGAAGATTTACCACCATTAAAAATTGTTAGAGGTGATGATCATAACTTATGGACGGTAAGTACAATTACTTTTGATAAAGAACCTTATCACGCTTTTAGTCTTACATTAAGAGAACCATCAGGTAATCTAACTCCGAGTGCAACTTCAGGTAGTGTAGAATTAACAGCTGGTTCATCTATTTTTCACGAGGGAAGATCTAATACAGCTCAAGCTGGAGGATCAGATACTATAACTTTAGATACCGGAGCTGTAGCTACAGATGACATTTATAATGGATCAACAATTAAAATTACGGGTGGTACCGGATCAGGACAAATTAGAGTTATATCAGATTATGTAGGAGCTACAAAAGTCGCTACTGTGAGTGAGGCTTGGGATACTCAGCCTGACAATACATCAACATTTTCTATTGAATCTCACGTTAATCAATATGTAAATGTAAATACAACTTATGGTCGAGCAAGAATAATAGAATTTATTAGTGCAACTAAAGTTAGAGCTGTTACCGAAGTAGATTTTTTTAACACTTCAGCTGTTAGTTCAGGAGATTATGAGCTTGAATTAGGATATGAACCATCCTGGAGTTCAACTAGAGGATACCCAATAAGTGTAACATTTTATCAAGGTCGATTGTATTTTGGTGGTAGTAAATCATTACCAACTACTTTCTTTGGATCTAATGTAAATGATTTTTTTAATTTTAATTTAGGTGATGCTCTTGATGATCAAGCTGTAATTGGAACAATAACAACTGCATCATTAAATTCTATTGTAGATATTTTTGCTGGGAGAGATTTTCAAATATTATCGAGTGGCGGAGAGTTTTATATCCCTCAAACTTTAGATGATCCAATTACTCCTGAAAATTTAGTAGTAAGAAATGCAACGACAAATGGAGCAAAACCAGGTGTACCGGTTGTTGGTTTAGATTCAGGAACAATTTATGTACAAAGAGGAGGTAAATCATTAAATGAAATGTCATTTACTGATACAGAACAAGCATATAACACAGCATC